ATTAAAGATCTAGATATCGCCATAATTTAAATATATTTATACTGTTAAGCAGGCGTAGAAATCCTGTAAATATGATACTTTATTTGATTTTTTTACTATCGTCAACAGGTTTGACAGGTCTTCCTGCTTGCCATAAATCATCTCTAAATCGACCCTTATAACAATACTCTCCAACGTGAGTTATAGGAGCATCTATGTAAGCATATACCTTACCACCTATATCCGTCCATCTTTGACAGAATCCAAAGTCTTCTCCAAAATATCTCTTTGTTTTAGTGTCATGTAAGGTGTCAAATAAATTGTACATATTATCTTTTTTAACCTCTTTACCATTAATATTGGTAGGCTGATATATTTCCAAATGAGGGTATTCTTTAATCATTTTCTCAAATACATTTCTTTTAATTAACATACATCCAGTTGGGGCATGAGTGAGCTCCATTAATCCTTTGTCCACGGTTATTGAATTAGGGTCCTCTACTTTTACAGGATAAGTAAAACCTGCTGTAGCCAAATCTTTTTCATTACTGATAGCATCTTCTTTAGTGTTGAGTCTTCGCCATATTTTATCCCAACTTAAAAGTTTCATAGGATAGGGTAAGCTAATTATGTCTTTATCAAACTCTAACATCTTAAAAATAGGCTTGTGATCAAAATCAATGTCAGAGTCTATAAACAATAAATGAGTATATTTATCTTCATGATTTAAAAATTCTGCTACACATAAGTTTCTACCTTGTGTAACTAAAGATGATTTAAGTAATGTAAAACTACATTGTATTCCTTCTTTGGAACACGCCATTTGAAACTTTAACACAGCTTGACAGTAATGCATACTGACATCACTATGACAAGGAGTGCATACCATTATCTTGTGAGGTGAAGTACCTAAGTTTATTTCTACCATTTTATTTTCTACCTTATTGGTTTTAATTGTTTGATAGGTATCATCATTTGCTGTTTCGGTTTTATCTACGTTAAACCATATTGGTTCATTTGGCTTTGGCATTAAGAGCTCCTTTTAAAAATGTTTTCCACGAAGCAGCTTGCTTAGGCCAAGAATAATATATCTGAGTGTAATTAGCTTGAGTGGTTAAATGACTATGTATCTGTGGCTCGTGTAAAGTTTCTGCAGCGGCAGAAATACCATAGGCAAACTTTTCTGCTAACGCTTTATAATTACTATCATAAGGAATATACATTGGAAATTCTGCTCCTGTTTCAAACAAAGCTCCATAATCGGTTACAATACTATATAATCCCGCAGACATTGCTTCTAATAAAGAAATACAAGAAGTCTCTTCGAAGATACTAGGATAAGCATACATATTATAATCTGGTAAATGTTCTCTAATATATTCATTTGGTTTATAACCAATGTAATTTACATTGGATAAAGACTCAGCTTGTTCATATAATGCTCTATAGTTATAATCATTTTGTTCATGAAACTCTTTACCATATACCTCACATGAAGAATAAACATCTAAAGTAATTAATGGGTTTTTAATTAATTGCATTGCACCAAGTAAAACAGATAATCCTCTCCAGGGCGTGTTCTGATGAATTATTTTAATAGGTTTACCTTTTTCATAATGTGGAGATTGTTTTATTTTTTCAACTCCATTTTTAATAACCACACATTTTTCAGTGGGGATACCAAACATCATTCTAAATTTTTCATAATTCCAATGAGAATTAAAAACATACCAATCATATTTGTGATGATTAGCTTTATTTTTAAACCACGGATATAAATTAGGTTGATCGTAAGAATTTTTTTGCCAAAGTACATTAAGCTTATTAGGATCAAGGGGTACTTTACCCGGTACGCTAGTACAAATTTGTACTTGATCCAATAAATTTTTATCTACGTATTGATGTAGAAAACCTAATTGTAATTCAGTTCCGCCTTTAGGGTTTTGGTTTCTTATTATCATTGTTCATTACTTTCTGGAAAACATCCAATCCTTTCGGTGAGATCTCAACTGTAACATCGGTTACAATATCAGGACCCTCTACTTTCTCTTTAGACGTTTCGCCTGTTTTTGTGTTTCTATAAATTGTTGTAGTTGTACAATCTATTTTATATGGATCATTTGTTCCATGTGTGTGAGGAACATCTCCTCCTTCGTGAGAGTGAGTGACACCATTATCATGTGTATGTTGTGTTTTATTATCCGTTTTCATTCTCTCTGTTTATAAGCGCATAACTAACCACTACTTCAAGTTTGTTAGCTGTTTCTGCTTGCGCTTTTATAGCATCTCCTGCTTCTAAATTCAACCCCTGTTCTGTAGCATTGACTGTACTTGTAGCAGGTATGTCCTTTCTAAAAAATTCTACATCTGTACTAGCAGATGAGTCTCTTAAATCACAATTAACTAATACAGCTCCTGTGCTGTTATTGGATACATATACAGATTTTACAATAGCTATAGCAGACGTGGATATAGTTAAAAGAGTTGTCATAGCCGTTCCGTCTAATATTTTAGATGCATTTTTATATTGTATTGTCATGATAAAAAGTAATTAAAAGCGTCTTGTTCATTTTTTAAATCTTCTTGAAAAGAAAAATTAAGTTGTTGTTTCATTGTAGTCATTGACTCAATAATTTGTCTTTGATTTTCTACGTCATATTCTTGTTTTGGTTCAGGTATATAGTTAGTTAGTTTAGCCATTATTTTCTAGTTTTATCTACACCTTTTATTTTGCCTTTATTCTTTGAAGCATAAAATACAGTTTTACCTTTTTTCTTACCGTATCTGTCTTTCATAGATTTCATTATTTTTTTACCTTTTGTAGTAAGTGGCATGTTATCTCCTTCCGTCTGGTTGAGCATCCATTCTAAAACTACCATAACGCCATGTTTCACCTGCAGCATCGTTTTCTATTTTTAAAGATAGTAGTCTTCCTCTCGCTCTAGTGTCGACTTTATCAGTAGTAGAAGTTATTGTAAAGGGACCTAAAGGGGAAACAGATTGAACATCGGATGAATAATCTGATATAAATAAAGTTACCTTAGAATTACCTACCAAAAATTTATAGTCAGGCATAAATCTTCTCATAGACATAAATAATTCACCATCATCAATATCAAAATCTCCAGATCTAATAAAAGCATTAATTGAGCTTCTGCCTGAACTATTAACCTGATCATTTCCTACTTCATGAGCGTAGTATATAGATGCTCCGTATAAATTGGTAATACCTAGTATATCTGGAAACACTGGAGTGGTTGTAGATTCATAATCCGTTGCATAAGGTTTAACAAAAACACCTTGGTCAGCGTAAGTAGTTCTATCTAATGATGAAGTAGTCCAAACATTTTCTTGATAATTGTAAGTCACACATCGATCAATTTGATCAGATCCTGATTTAGGATAAAACCAATTTACTTCAGTATATAAAGAATTTGGTGAAGAAAAAATTACATCAGATGAATTGAAATTAAGACCTAAATTTCCATTCTGAACTGTAAACACAAAGTCTTCTACTAAACAAGGTAAGGCTTTTACAGTACCATCATACATAAAAAAACCACCTTCATTAGACATCCAATATATAGCGCCATTAACATAAGAAGCTGCATGTTGACCAATACATCCACAGTTAGTGCCCACTTGTCTAACACTAAAAGTAAAAGGTGGACCAACAAATTGAATTACATAGGCAGCGTTATCGGTTAAAACAAAAACATAATCTTTACCTTGTAAAGCTGCCCTAATCTCATTACCGGTATCTAATCTAAATGTACCCGCAGTGTTAGTAGCAGTTGGTAAATAAGTATTTAAATCTTCTTGATTAGAAAATCTTACAAACATGGGATCTTGAGTTGTTGTATCTCCAATAGTTGTTTCAGTTCCAAAATGAAACAAATGTCTATCTCGATCTGAGACTAATGTAAATCTGCTAGCTGTAGGATTGTTACTTGTTGCAAAACCTGATGTAGTTAATGAGGCTCGAATACCTCGAGCTCCTGATGCTCCCGCATTCCAAGTAAAAGTTTTACCATTAAATATAGTTGCAACTAATACTTGACCAAAATTATCTAAACTCCAATTTCCTGGATCTAAAATTACATCACTAGTTGCACTTTCAGTTCCCCATGTGCTAGATCCCCATAAATCTGTACCCCAACCATAACCTGCAGTTTGAAAAGTAGGACCTACTTCAACATAAGGATTAACAGTTGCAGCACCAGCTGCAGTCATACCTGAGCCTCCTTCAGCTCTTACAGCTTGAACTGTAAACTTATCTACTGTTGCAACTGTTAAAATTTCATAAGCTACTTCTAATTCTGCCGCTGTATAATCTGAATCACCTGTAACAGTTACACCTGACAAAGTCACATATCTTCCTTTGGCTAAACCATGAGATCCTTTATTTATAGTTACAGTATTTGAACCATTAACTGTTGTTATAGTGCATCCTGTAATAGCTGTATCTAATGGAGTAATGTCAAAAAAATCATTACCATAATATAAAAACAAACCTTGAGAGGTTCCTATGGCTGCATATTTTTCACCTGCTAATGAAGTCCAAGTTAATTGAGCTCTAGCAGCGCCCGGTAATGTTTTAGATGCAGCGGTCAATTGTTCCCAACCACCTATTTTTTCAGGCGCGGTATACCTAAAACGTACAAAGTCACCATCTACCCATTGTCCAGGGAGAGCTGAAGGTACGCTTTGTTTATTAAAACCAGGTGCAAAATCTACTTTTTTTAAGGCCATAATTGTGTTATATAATAGTTTTATAGAGAATGAAAGACGCAAAATAATAGTATTTAATATGATAATTAACTATACTACACAATTTCTTCACATACCTCGTACGGGAGGAACATTTTTATCCTATGGCTTACAAAAAAACAATAATTGTTGCCATTATGATTTTGGTAAAAATCAAAGATATAAAGAGTGTGAAGTTCCTCATTTAAATATGTTTGAAAATAATTCTTTTTTTCCATCATCAAAAATGTTTAAAACATTTACAATTGTAAGGGATCCCGTAGAAAGATTTATATCTTGTTTAAAAAATTTTAATAAAATTAATAACAATTTAATTACC